CACGAGTGTCTATGCGCGCCGCAAGGCGTACATGCTCAAGAAATTGGCGGCCGAAAAGGCGACGCTCGAACTCAAGGCGCGCTTCATCACGGACGTCATCGAGGATCGACTGGTTGTTTTTCGGCGCGAACGCGGTGAGCTCGAGACGGACATGGAGCATCGCGGCTACCCGAAGGATCTTCTGCACACGAAAACGTACGAGTATACACGCGACGAGGTGGCGAAGCTCCGTGGTCGGATCCAAGACTACCAGCGCGAGCTCAGTGATCTACAGGCGTCGAGTGTGGCTGATTTATGGGAACAAAATCTACGCGCATTGTAGATGGCGACATCGATTCGGGGATTTTATGGCCCGTCGAGCGTCGCCGATGGATCATTCATGGTCTACCTGACTGAAAAGACGACGTTGCCTATCGACAAGGGGTGGACTATTTCGGAACTACCTGGCATTACCGGTAATGTCTATATCCAGACGTACAACTCGAATGTGTACGGTGACGTGGTGGTGAATCCTGGACCACCAGCCATTTCCTTTCCGTACGTCTCGAATGCTGTTGTGTTTGCCGATACACCGAACGCGGTCAACGTACCGAGCTCGATTGTCCGGATCACTTTGTCGCCGCCGACGAGCAACGCCACAGCCAACACCGCAAATGCAACCACGTCATTCGGTCTTTATGACCCACGACTCTACGATTCGTCAAATATTGTTGGCGACGAGGCATTGCTTCGGGAACTCAACTCGAACGTCGCGACGAGTGAAGGAACAAACTTTTTTACGACGGTGACTGACCGGGGCGCTGGTCTGGGGGGACTGATTTCACTCGCGGCGGTTGGCGGCCAAGAAAAGTACGTTTTTGGCGGTCAATCACACTGGCTTCCTCACACCAGACAGACGACGCCGTTCCAAATGTCCTATCGCCAGACGCGTAACATCACCGTGACGGGCCAGATGCTTGGGAATTCGGTTCAGTTTCCTATTCGTACTCGGGACGCCAAGGATCTTATTTCGAACATGTATCTCAAGTGTACTCTTCCGGCCCTTCAATCCGATTATTCATACTGCGAACTCGTAGGTCGGGCCATTTTAAAGAGCGTCGAGATTATCATCGACGGTGTGTCGTACGATCTTTTGACGGACGACTGGTACGTGATTCACGACCAGCTGTTACTAGATGCTGATCAGAAACTGACGTACTACCAAATGCTCAACGCAGGATATACAGAAAACCAACCCGTTCCGGCATCTTCACCGATCGACCTGATGATACCACTCGACCTCTTTTTTTGTCGGGGCAAACAAAAAGACAATCACTATCTCCTTCCAGTATGTGCACTCATGGATGCCAACATCATCATCCGAATCACATTCAATCCTTCTCAATGGATCACAAACGCACCGACCGATTCTTCTGGAAATCTTGTCGACGTTTCAAATGTATACCTCTTGCTCGAAGAGGTTTCGCTCTCTACACCCGAACGTCTTTATTTCATAAACAAGAAGCACACGTTCAATATTCCACAGGTGTGGAAGGAGGCTATCCAAAAGTTCACATCCGGTCAGGTGCGCGTCAACTTTACGCCAAACTTTCACATTTTGATGATGGCATGGTTCATCCGAAACAAGAGCTACGAGGCGAACACGGTCACTGTACCACCCACACCCGGTCTGGTGGCTTCACCACCCGACGTGTCTTCTCTCCGGTACACGTACGGCTATACCACAAAGTACAACTCGGCGTCAACCCCCGTGACGTTTTTCAACGGCACGACGGTGAATTTCATCAACGTCATCAAATCGGCGACTCTTTATATCAACAATAACAACATCCTTTCAGACTTTCCTGGATCGTTGTACTATTCATATAAACAACCGGTTGACCATGGTCTGTCTATTCCGACCAAAGATATTTACGTCTACAATTTCGCCAAGAACTCACGAACCTTGACTGGTGGTCTCGATTTCAGTACGCTGAATTACAGTACGTCCCATCTCGACATGATTTTCGAGGAAGCTTATGCGTCACAGATTACGGCTCAGTACAACCTGAACATGTACTACTATGGGTATCGTACGGTTCAAATTTCGGACGGCAAGATTTCTTACGTCTGATTGTACAAACCGACATAGCCTTTTCCGTTATTCACGGCGTAGGCCCCGACGGCCACTCTGGTGCCGTCGTGACTGGCGCTGAGCGCCGATCCGAACCGTGAGTCTACCGCACCCGTCTCATTTTGAATGACATTTGCGGAACTCCACACCCCTCCCGAATATGTATAGGCTGCTGCATAGCCTGCGATCGAAGCCCCGACGATCGCCGTGTCACCGTTATTCGTCAGTGTCACGGCGCTTCCAAATTGTGCACCCGTACCAGCCTCGCTCACGAGCTGGACAGGCGACCCCCATGAGCCACCGCTGTAGCGGTAGACGGCCGCGTATTCGTTGTTCGGTGCACCGACGATGACGGTATCACCCGTCGGTGCCATGTAGACTGACCAACCGAAATTGACCGATGCCGGGAGGCTGGTCGAAAGCTCGACTGCCGGGTCCCAATAAAAACCGTTAAAGGTGTACACGGCGGCATATCTGGCGTTCGGTGCACCCACGACCGCCGTGTTTCCATCCGCACTGACCGAGACGGAGTACCCGAAGAATGCCACTGGACTGGTGGCCGTGCTCCCGAGCGGTATCTCAGGGCCCCACACGCCACCCACCTTTTTGAAAGCGCACGCATAGCCGACGAGACCAAACGCGCGCGGCGCACCGACGACCGCCGTATCACCGGCACCGTTGATCGCGACCGACCATCCGTATGTGAAATCAGTGTAAGAACTCAGAAGAGGTGTGTCATTCCAATTCGCCCCGTCGTATTCGTAGACTGACGCGTACCCGACACCTCCGTTGGCTGCCGGAGTTCCTGCGAGGATCGTCGTTCCGTCGTCGGTGATGTCGACCGAATATCCAAAATATGAATTGGGTCCGAGCGCCGAAAAGAGCTGACTTCCAGTATCCCATGTCGTCCCGTCGTACGAGTACACGATGACCGTGCCTGTGTTCTGATTCGTTCCGGCCGCTCCAACAACCATGTGTGTACCGTCGTCATTCAAAGCGAGCGACTGACCATAATAAAGGTACGTCGAACTCGGGCCGAAGAGTCTATCGAATGTATAGAGCGGGGCGGGCGGCGGAGACGGAAAGATATACGGGATAATTTCATCGGAGGCGTACGACGGTCTGCCAGCCTCGATGTACGGGTACACGACCTGGCCATCACCTTTATGGACACAAAAGATGTTGTACGAATGGGCATAGATCCGTATGGATCGCCAGACGTTTGACGGCGTCAAAGACAAGATGTGGCGCTGGTGCGTCACGGCGGACATGTTCAGTGAGCCATTTTCTTGGGGGCTTTCCGGATCGAGTTCGAAGGAGTACGAATAATAGTTTCGTTTCGTCTTGCGGGTGTGACCAGACATGAATGTCAAGAATTGGGGTGTACCGATATCCTCGGTGATGATCTCGTCGTTGTCGAGCAACAGCCTCAGCGTCACAAGGTCGTTCGAGTAGTTGTAGACGTTCGCCGTGTACTGATCCTCCTGGATAATCCAAAAAAGCTCCTTGACCATGTTGACAAACGTTGTGTCACACGTAAATTCCGTCAGCGTGTTGGGAATTTTAAATTCGGTTCTTTGGAACGTCCTGGGAACATAGCATATTCTGTTCGACTGGAGGTAGTCCCTTTCAGCCTTGGATACGTAGACGTAATCGACGTAGAGCGCCATGTTTACCGGGGCTGTGTACGATACACCGTATGCAAAGTACGATGACGGTTGAAAAACAAGTCGGAGCGTTGGAGGTTCGTCAAGTGCACACAACGGAAGTTTCACGGTGAAAGGAAACTGGATAAAATACGAAATGAGATTACTGGTCGTCTGTGTACCGACCAGATTCGAAAAACCACCTTGTTTCGCCTCTGGGATAGTCACATCTCCGAGGATAAACATCGTCTCACCGTAGTGTCGCTCGATCAATCTGTCCTTGTACAAGAGTTCGACCCGATCAATCATCGCCGTACCGGTCGATTTTTGAACGAGCGTCGACAGATAGGTTGTCACACCATCTACTGATACCTGATTGGTATTGGTCGGAAAATCGTTTGGCCAATCGACTCGGAGCGTCACCGTGTCGATGACATCACCACCCGCCTTGGCGAGCATGATTGAAATGTCATCGCCAAAATGAACGTCCTTGTCGAATTGAAGTCGGATGCTCTGCCGAGCAAACTGCGCTGGTGGCGACATCTAATATCTAGCCGACATAAATTTGAGCAACAACGTCGACGTTCCAGCGACCAGCGACGCTCGTCATGTCGTACCATCCCGGTGAGTTGAAAAGCAGGCCGGCCATCCCGTCTTTGACCCGAAGAACGTTGTAATTTCTCGTGTAGATCCGAGTGAATGCGTTTGTCTTGTCATTCTTCACAATGGGATACACTATGTTGACATCCCGGATGCGCGAAAAATTGACTGTACCACTGGGCATTACGGATTCCGGATCGAAAGCAAACGAAAGAAAGGATACGTTCCGCTGAGGCATTGTTGTGTGATATCGCATCGGCTCAAATATCCAGGTTGTGTAATCGAATGCCG